GAAAGAATTGCGACAACTGAAGACACATATAGAGTATTTGAAAAGAAAAGATTTGAGATAGATAGAAGAATTATAGAGGTCCAAACAGGGCAATCTATTAGTGAAGAATATTCTGTGGACTTTGTAGAGCCTAAGATGTACTTAGACCCTCAAGAAGAAATTAACTACTGGACTTGGAAATTTGAGCAAGGTCTGGATAATAAAATGAATTGGTATAGATATAATAATCCAGACATGTCTGATGACCAGATTAAAGCTTTAATTGCTGAAAATCAAGTAGTAGAAGAAGAGCCAGAAGAAAATCAAAATCAATTACTCAATAGATTAAGGTCATAATGCCAATACAAGACACGATTGTCGCGGCTCAAGAAGAATTTACCCAATCTTACGAATTAGCTGTAAATGAATTTGTAGACAATGCTAAAGAATTAGAAGAAAACAATGACTCCAATCAAGTTATTCTTGCGTTGGGAGCATTGGCGGTAGCAGACTATTGGCTGCAAGACCTGGCAATAGAAAGTGCAATAAACCAATACATGTTACGCATAGATTCTGTCCTTGACGATTTACGATTTTTTGGCAATATAGATGAATCAAGATTGCGTGCTTTTAGATTAGCTAATGAGAATTTAATTAGAAATTATTCTGTTTCATTGGGTGACAAGGTAAAACTTTCTGTGATTAGGGGAATATCGGCAGGACAAGACGCTTCAGCTATTAAAAACTTAGTATTAAGAGATTATTTTTTAAGGTCATCAAGTATTTCTACTTTTGTTCAAACACAAATTGCTGACTATGCTAACTTAGTAACACAATCATTAGCAGAAACTGCCCCTGAAAACACTAAATACATTTTTATAAATCCTATTGACAGTAAAACAAGACATGTTTGTACAAAAATGGTTTCATTCGGACCAATGACAAGAAAAGAGGTTGAAGCTAACTTTCCTGGGGCATTTGCTGATAGAGGTGGTCCTAATTGTAGGGGGTATTGGGATGTAGCTACTAATGAGGATAAAGAATTAGTTAGCGATGCAAAAAAAGAATTTTCTGACTTAAAAAGAAGATATAAAGAAAAAGGTAGATCATTGAGTATAAAAACACAAAAACAATATTATGATAAGAGGAAAAATGGCTAAAACAAAGTTTGACAAAATGTTTCCTACAAAGCAACAAAATGTCAGCACAGGAAAAAAAGCAGCAAAAAATCATAGAGATACTTTAAAAAGTGGTAAAAATATCTATGGTAAAAAAACTCGCCCTTTAACTGAAAATTATAGAAAAAGAAAACAAAGAAAAGTTCCTGGCGCGCCTAATAATTCTGATTTTTTCTTGTCTGGTAAAATGTTTAATAGTTTTGCAGTAGACAAAAGGGCTACTTCTTCCAAAGCGATAGTATATAAATTTATAACCTATTTACCTAAACAAGACTTACCAAGAGGATTATCTTCAAGGCATAGCGCGTCTACATCAGGTAATTATGTATACGCAAAAGACTCTGGTAAAAGAAGGATACCTAAATCTACAGAAAAGATTCTTGTAAACGATTTTACTAAGAATACAAAGGGCAACTTGCAAAAATTATTGCGCAACAAAAAGCCTTTAAAAGTAAATGTAACAATAGTATAGGAGTAACAATGTCAGAAGACAAAGCACTCGACCAGAATATGGTCAACGATCAAAGAGAGTCAGAGCCGACTCAAGAAACCAAACCAGATAACAACATTGGTGAATTAGTATATGAAGCCAAAAAACATCGTCAAGATAAAGCAAAACTTCGTGAGGAGCTTGCATCTGTTAAGGCTCAGTTAAAAGATATTGACGAGGCTCAACTTAAAGAGAAAGAGCAATACAAAGAGTTATCTGAACGCTTATCGCAGGAGCGCGATACATACAAATCAAAAGCGGATGAATATGATAATTTTCAAGGTGAGATGAGGTCGAATCTTATGGAAAAATTATCTGATGAGCAAAAAGAGATTGCAACAGACTTGCCTTTAAATAAACTACAAAAATTTGTAGATATGAATGTTAAAGAAAAACCTGCTGCAACTCAGGAATCAGCTTCTACTAACATGAACTTGCAACAAGAACCTTTTACCGACATGTCAAAAGATAAAAGGCGAAAAAATTGGAAGAGCATAGTAGATAGCTATAAATAGTAAAGGAGAATAAAAATGGCAGATGGTAATGTAACAATAACAACAGCCGCTAATTTTATTCCAGAAATGTGGAGAGATGCTATTCTTGATTATGCTGAAAGAAAATTTCAGTTAAGAAATCAAGTATTAGATTTCTCAAGTATGTTGTCAGGTGGAGGGGATATTCTAAATATTCCTAAAGTTACTGAAGAAACTGCTGCAGCTAAAGGTGCAGGAAGTGCAGTAACTTACACTAATAATACCGATGGTGTTATTCAGTTATCAGTTGACCAACATCACTATGAAGCAAAAAGAATTGAAGACATTGTTCGTGTTCAGGAATCTGCTGATTTGTTTGACGCTTACGCTCAGTCAATGGGCTACGCTCTTGCAAAAAAAGTAGAAAACTACTTAATGGTCGATGTTCTTCAGAGTGCTTCAGGTAATAGTGTGGCTCTTGGTACAGACAACACATTTACAACAGCTAACATCAGAAGTGGTCTTAAAAAACTTCTTGATGCAGGACACGATTATACAGATGGAGAAACATTCTTTTATACATCTCCAGACCTGTATATGTCATTACTTTCTTTAGGTGACTTCACAGAAGCCCAAAAGAGAGGGGATGCAGCGAATCCTTTAGCTTCTGGTAATATTATTACAGCTTATGGAATGCCAGTCTTCGTTTCTACTGACTACGATGTAGATGGTGGAACAGGAGATGAAGTAGCAACTATCTTTAATAGACAGTCTGTTTACTTCGCGCAGCAATTAGCTCCTCGTGTACAAAGTTCATACGATATTGATCACTTAGCAACTTCAGTAGTTGCAGATGTTCTTTTCGGTGCAGCTTTATCACACGCGGCTAATAGCACAGCGATGGGAATCGTTAATTTCGAAAATCCATAAGTAGATCAATGAGGGGGGCTTTCGCTCCCCTCTACTACAAGGAGAATTATGCCTATTTACGACTACAAATGTTCATGTGGAAAACAATTTGAAATAAAGCAGAGTATGAGTGAGCCAAAGCTTACTAAATGCGATCCATCAATTCATGATTGCAAAGAAGATGGAAAGGTAACAAGACTAATTGGAAGACCTATGATTATATCAGATGATATTGGAAGAGGTACTAAAAGAATGACCGATAAGCATCTTTATAAAGAATTAGACATAGAGTAATGTCATCTTATTAGTTATTGAGTAGATATGGCAAATTATACATCAGCGCATTCAGGTACAGAAATTGACACTAACTTAACCAAGGTAAAAGATAGTGGTGTCACGCAATCTGACTTATCAAAATTAAACAGCGTTACTGCTACAGCATCTGAATTAAATCAGTTAGATGACAAAACTGTTGGCGGCACTAATAGTGATGATATTGTAGATGTTAGTTCAAGTCAATCTTTAAGCAATAAAACCCTTGAGGGTGGAACATATACATAGGATAAGATATGGCAAATACAGTTCAAATTAAAAGACATAGTAACAATGCAACTAACGCTGCTCCTGGAACTTTAGCAAGTGGAGAATTAGCATTAAATCAGGCTGGTAAAAAGCTTTATATTGGTAGGCACAATAATTCAAGTGTTGAGGTATTTCATTTACCTACATTAGAAGATTTGACTGCTGGTAATGGTATTAGCAAAACAGACGCTTCTGGTAATTCCAATAATAATGCTTCTACATTAGCGCTTGATGTTACCGATAGTAACATTTTTGCAAGCACAAGCGCAAAAGGTGTAGCGTCATTTCATAGTGATAACTTTGATGTATCGAGCGGGGTAGTAACAATTAAAGCTGGTGGTGTAGTAACCGCAGAAATAGCAGCAGACGCTATTACTGGAGCTAAAATTGCAGATGACGCTATAGATAGCGAGCATTTTACTGATGGCTCTATTGATACAGCGCACATTGCAGACAATAATGTTACTGCAGCTAAAATAGAAGATAATGTTGCTTTAGCAGGTAATTGTAGTTCTACAGGTAATTTTACTGTTGGCGGTGACCTTACTGTCAATGGAACAACAACTACTGTTAATTCAACAACTACTACATTAGACGATCCGATTATTACACTTGGTGGCGATTCAGCTCCAGGTAGTGATGACAACAAAGACAGAGGTGTCGAATTTAGGTATCATACAGGTAGTGCAGCTAAAGTTGGTTTCTTTGGATATGATGATAGTGATGGTTTATTTAAATATATTCCTGACGCATCTAATTCAAGTGAAGTATTTAGTGGAAGTTTAGGTGGAGCTACTTTTAGCACACTTACACTTACTGGTGCTTTAGATGGTGCTACTGTTGATGGCGGAACATACTAATATAGGAGAGCGCTATGGCAAATACTATTAAGATTAAAGCTGGTAGTGGTACACCTACTACCAGTAATATCGTAGATAGAGAACTTGCATTCGATAGAAGTGCAAACAAATTATACATTAACGACAATGGATCTATTGTCGATTTAAGCGGAGAAGTTGGAGATATAACTGCAGTAACTGCTGGTACTGGTTTAGATGGGGGTGGCTCATCTGGAGATGTTTCTTTATCAGTAGATGTATCAGACTTTATGTCTAATGGTGCAGATGACAGAATACTTACTGCTACTGGTGCAGACGCATTTAGAGCAGAGGGAAATCTTACTTTTAATGGAACTACTTTATCTTTATTATCAACAACTGCTAACAGAAGCATTGAGGTAGGTTATGGAGCAACAGCAAATATAAATTCTTTTATAGATTTAATTGGAGATACTACTTATACAGATTATGGTGCAAGATTTATTAGAACTAATGGTGGTGCAAATGCAAACACAGATTTAAGACATAGAGGTACTGGCTCATTAAATATAAATGCACAAGATGGTGGACAAATTGTATTTATGACACAAGGTACTGAAAGATTAAAAGTAAACTCTACTGGACATACTATGTTAGCTGCAACAAAAGCACTTTACTTTGATGGTGGTAGCGATACTTATATACAAGAAGATGCTGATGATAGATTAAGATTCTTTACTGGTGGTGATGAGTTTATGAGATTCACCCAGCAAGATGGAGCTACAGAACTATTTCATATTTATCAAGATGTCTATCTTCCAGATGATAAGAAAATACATTTTGGAGCTGATAATGATATAAAAATTTATCACAATGCTGGTGGTAATAGTAATTTTGAAAATCATAGTGGAGATTTGTATTTTACACAATACACAGATGATGGAGATATATTTTTTAGAACTGATAATGGAAGTGGTGGAGTAGCTAACTACATACAAATAGATGGTGGTTCAGAGTATGTTTACTTTCACAAAGATATTGCTTTAAAAGCAGCAGAAAAACTTTATTTAGATGGTGGTGGTAATACTTATATAGATGAGCCAAGTGGCGATCAATTAAGATTAGTAGCAGGTGGAACAGAAGTATTAAAAGGATATTCAGGTGGTGCTATTGATATGTATGGTGGTAGCACTCAAACAAGAAGTATTAATATTGGTGCAAATAGAAGTGGCAATGGATATTCCTATATTGATTTAGTAGGAGATGCTACTTATTCAGATTTTGGTTCAAGATTTATTAGAGAAAATGGTGGACCGAACACAGGAACAGCTATAGAACATAGAGGTACTGGTGTATTATCATTAAATGCAAAAGATGCAGGAAGTGTAAGATTTTATACAAGTAATACTGAAAGAGTTAGAATAGATAGTTCAGGAAATATTGGTATTGGAAATATAGCACCGCAAAAAAACTTAGACATAACAAAATCTGGTAATGCAACTTTTATGATGAAAGGTACTGGTACTGATAATTATGCAGGTTCTCAATTAAGCTTATTTGCAGGAACTACAAGTGATGTATTTAATTCTGTAATGTTTGCTATGGATAGGGCAACTGATGGTGTTGGTGGTATTTACTTACAAAGACGAGATAGTTCTCACGCCTACAAAGGAACTTTATTT